CTGATGGCGTTGCAATTAGTAAGTCATCCAAAATCGGTGAGTTCTCTTATGGATTCGCCAGGCAAAAGTTTAGTGGCGGTGGTTCGACCCAAATACTATGGCCAGGTCTTGAGTTTGGTTCTAATAGGTTCAAGCAGTTTCCAAGTTATTCAGGACGGCAAGGTCGTGGAAGCAGAGGATGGTTTATCTATCCAACCCTTCGCAGAATTCAGCCTGAATTAGTAAAGCGTTGGGAAGAGTCTTTTGATCGAATACTTAAGGAGTGGGATTAATGGCAACTGGTAGTCGCACATTAAAATTATCAATCCTTGCCGATATTGATGATCTAAAGAAAAAATTAGATGCAGGTTCAAAAGAGGTTGAAACTTTTGGCGATAAAGTCACTGGTTTTGGCAAAGCCGCAGCGGTAGCATTTGCAGCAGCCGCAGTTGCCGCCGGTGCTTATGCAACTAAATTAGCGGTCGATGGAGTTAAATCAGCACTAGAAGATGAACAGGCACAATTACGTTTAGCGAGTGCATTAAAAACTGCGACCGGCGCAACAGCAGCACAAGTTAAAGCAACCGAAGATTATATTTCTAAAACTCAATTGGCTTACGGAATAGCCGATGATGAATTACGTCCGGCATTACAGCGTTTGGCTATTGCCACTGGTTCAGTTGAAAAATCACAATCATTATTAAATTTAAGCCTAGATGTTGCGAAAGGCACTAATAAACCTTTAATCGATGTTGTAGATGCGCTTGGCAAAGCCTATGAAGGCAATACAAAATCGTTAGGAGCATTAGGAATTGGTATAACCAAAGCCGAACTGCAAACGATGAACTTTCAGCAAGTTCAAAAACAATTATCAGATTTATACGGCGGTGCTGCAACTAGAAATGCTGAAACCTTCCAAGGTCGCATCGATCGTTTAACTCAAGCATTCAATGAAGCAAAAGAAAACGTTGGAACATTCTTATTGCCAATTATTGACAAATTAATTACTTATTTAATTCAATATGGAACTCCAATAGTTGAAAAGTTTAGAGATGCTTGGGCAGTTATTTCAGATGCCATTGAAAGAAATCGCGAAAAGTTTGAAGCGTTTGGTCAATTATTAATTGATTACGTATTCCCAGCGGTAAGCAAAGTGTTTGGATTTTTGGTTGATGTTGGTGCTAAAGCAGCCACAGCAATTATCAACGCTTTTGGAACAATTGCCGGTGCGGTGACTCCAGTTATTAATTTCATTATCGATGCTATTAATAAAGTCATTACTGGAATTAATTTAATTAAACCTGGTGCTGATATTGGTTACATTTCAAAGATAGGCACGTCAGGCGGATCATCATTTACCTATGGAGCAGGAAATCCGCAATATCAAGAACAGACAACTCCAGCAATCGTTCTACCAAGTGGAACTACTAACGTTCCATCCATTGTGAGTGGTGGAGCGGTCGCCGCTGGATCTGCCGCATCAAAAACAACAAAGTTTGATCAGGCTGCCTACGATATGGCAACCATTATGGATTATGGGGCTAGAGCAACAACGGCCGAAGCATTACGATCTGGAATCTTGCCAAGCGCGGTAAATATAACCATTAATGGCGCAATTGATTCTGAAGGAACAGCAAGACAGATAGCAAACATTTTAACTCAATCTGACGGACGTGGCGGAACGATTTACTTCCCAGGAATGTTGTAATGAGTTCGTTTAGTCCGGAATATAAACTTTTAATAAATGGAACTGAATACACGGACTCAACAATATCGAGTGTTTCGCATCAATCAGGCCGTGAATCAATTTACAATCAACCTCGAGGTTCTTATCTAAAACTCGATTTAGTTTTTTTCGATAACACAAATCCGGCCATTGCCATTAATGATGGTTTAACTCTACAAGTAAAAGATTCATCAAATGCGTTCGTTAATTTATTTGGCGGCAATATAACAGACATTAAAATTAGAGTTTCAGCCAGTGGTTCAGTTAGCAAAACTTTAGTTTATTCAATCATCGCAGTAGGTTCGTTGGCCAAATTAACAAAAATTGTATTTAATGATTCTTTAGCGCAGGATCACGATGGCGACCAAATTTATGAGTTATTGAAAACCTATCTTCTCAACAGTTGGAATGAAGTTAGTGCGAGTCAGTCTTGGAATGATTACAGCGCAACAACTACCTGGGCTAACGCTGAAAATATCGGACTTGGTGAAATAGATCGTCCTGGACAATATGTTATGGAAAATCGAGATGCAAGTCCTGATTTTACTTCTAACATTGCAAACCTAATCGCAAATTCTGCATTTGGTTTAATGTATGAAGATTCAAATGGAAACATCGGATACGCAGATGCAGCACATAGGCAAAACGATTTGGCAAACAATGGCTATACAACAATATCCGCCAATTCTGCATTATTTACTGGGTTAGCAAATACTTCGAGAATGTCCGATATTCGCAACTCAGTTGTCATTAATTATGGCAATAATTTTGGGTCACAGAAAACAGCCGAGGATGCTGCGTCTATTGCTACTTATGGATATAAGGCAGACACAATAAACTCGGTGATTCATAGTGCGGCAGATGCGCAAACCATTGCTGATCGATACGTGGCACTGAGGGCATATCCGAGATTCTTATTTGAATCAATAACATTTCCATTGAATAATCCTGAATTGACCGACGCTGAACGTGATGCTTTATTGGGCATTTACTTTGGCCAGCCAATCAGAATCATAGATTTACCTCTTCAACTCAATGGTGGGGAGTTTCAAGGTTTCGTCGAGAATTGGTCTTGGCGGACTAACTTCAATGAATTATTTATTACGATAGGCCTAAGTCCAATCGAATTCAGCGAAGTTGCGGTAAAATGGGAGAGTGTATCGGCCTCAGAGGCTTGGAATACGCTTAACAATTCTTTGACTTGGGAAACAGCAATAGGAGCGGTGGCTTAATGGCAAATACAACAAACTTCGGATGGGAAACTCCCGACGATACAGATTTAGTTAAAGATGGCGCGGCTGCAATGCGCACGCTTGGCAATGCCATCGATACCTCAATGGTTGATCTAAAAGGTGGAACAACCGGTCAGATTTTATCTAAGACTTCGAATACGGATATGGATTTCACTTGGATAGCAAATGACCAGGGTGACATAACTGGCGTGACCGCTGGAACTGGTTTATCCGGTGGCGGAACAACTGGCGCAGTCACAGTTTCATTTGATTATTCAGTAGGCAATCAAGCAGTTCAAAATGTTCAAACAGATTCTTACACTTTAGTTATTGGCGATGCTGGCAAAATGATAGTTATGAATAAATCCAGCGCTAACAATTTAACAGTGCCGCCAAATTCCAGTGTGGCATTTCCGACAAATACTCGCATCGATATTATTCAATATGGTGCAGGACAAACAACATTAGTAGCCGGTTCAGGCGTGACTATTCGTTCATCCGGATCTAAATTAAAATTAACTGGTCAATACTCGGGTGCGTCTCTTTGGAAATATGACACAAATGAATGGGTATTAGTTGGGGATATTACTGCCTAATGTCACCATTAAAGGGAATTGGTGTTAATACATTTTTCGTTGATTCCGGATCATTTTTTCCCATCGCCACAACCACAGTAGGTTCAGGCGGTGCATCATCGGTGACATTTACCGAATCCGGTTCTGCTTGGTCTGCTTATACGCATTTGCAGTTGCGTTTAATTGCACAAGGTAATAGAGCAACATACGGGCGAGATGAAATTAAAATGCAATTAAATTCCGATACTGGTTCAAACTATGCAAATCATTATTTGTCAGGAGCGGGTGACACAGTAGATGTTGGCAATTCTACAAGTGCGACCTATATGACTTTGTTAGGTTTATCTAGCACTAATGCTTCAAATGTTTTTGGTGCAATGGTTATTGATTTTTTAGATTTTAAAAATACTAATAAATACAAAACAATCAGACAATTAAATGGAATAGACCATAATGGAACAATTGCCGGTTATGGTGGCGTTGTTGGTTTAGGTAGCGGTTTGTGGATGAATACAAACGCAATTACAAGCATCAAGGTTGAACCTAAAAATGGAACAACATTTTCTGAATACTCTCACTTCGCCCTATACGGAATAAAGGCATAATATGGCATCAACATACGAACCGATAGCAACAACTACTTTAGGTAGCAATCAAGCCACAATTAGTTTTACTTCAATTAGTGGTTCTTATACAGATTTAATTATCAAAGCATCAATTAGATTAGCAGCAGCCGGATATGCGGCTGGATTACAATTTAATTCAGACACAGGTTCAAATTATTCATTCACCGAGTTGTGGGGTGATGGTAGTTCTACTGGAAGTGCTAGAGATACAAATATGGTTCGGGCAGCGATAGCCAGTAATACGGCAATTGGAGATACTGCAAATATTTATGGTGCTTTAACAATTCATTTGAATAATTACAGTAATTCAACAACATATAAAACGATGTTAGTTAGATACGATGTTGCAAATATAGCAACTAAAACTGGCGTTAATTTATGGCGTTCAACAAGTGCTATAAACAGAATTGATTTTGTATTATCGGGTTCTGGTGGCTATTACGCATCCGGTTCAACCTTTACCCTTTACGGAATTAAGGCGGCATAATGGCAACTACATACACACTTATAGCATCAACCACAGTTGGGTCGGGTGGGGTTTCAACAGTTAGTTTTACTTCAATACCGGCTACATATACGGATTTGAAAGTTGTATTTTCAAATAGAAATGTTAATAATGAATTTAACGGAATGTGGTTCAACGGAGTTAAAACAAATTTAACAAACAAACAGGTATATGGAGATGGTTCAAGTGTCGGTAATTGGAACAGAACTGATGAATACATTGGAAGCACTGACAGGGATAGTTATACCGCTAATACATTTGGCAATAGTGAAATTTACATTCCAAATTACACATCATCTAATTACAAATCTTGGTCTGGAGAATTAGTTGGAGAAAATAACGCAAGTGCTGGTTGGAATACTTTGGTGGCAGGTTTATGGTCAAACACTTCAGCAATAACTCAAATAACATTTGATAATTTAGGTGGCACAGTTGGACAACATTCAACTTATTATTTATACGGCATTAAAAACAGTTAAGGAGCAATAATGGCTAGACCAACAAAGATAGTAATCAACTGCGAAACAAAAGAGGAACAAATCCTTGAACTAACTGATGAGGAAATTGCTCAGTTAGAAGCAGACCGCAAGGCTTATGAGGCTGAGAAGGCAAAGCAAGAGGCTGAAGCGGCTGAGCGTGCTGAGGCTAAATCTGCATTGTTAGAAAAACTTGGCATTACTGAGGATGAAGCAAAACTGCTTTTGGCGTGAAACCATTTCTTTGCAAAGCCGGCGTTCAACTTCGCGATCAGGTAAATAAATCATTTCCATCTCGATCTAAAAAATCTGATGGTTGGATAGGCGACGCTAGGCATTCGCTAAGAAAATCGGATCATAATCCGGATGCAAATGGTCGAGTTCTAGCAATAGACATCGATGCCAACCTAGATGAAGCGCAACCAAGCGTGGCATTTGATTTGGCAGATCAGTTGCGAATTTTGGCTTCAACAGACAAAAAGCAGAGAATAAGTTATTTGATATTTAACAAAAAGATTGCCAGCGCAAAAGGTAAATGGTCTTGGCGAGATTACAAGGGATTAAATCCCCACGTAAAACATATACATTGCTCATTTGGCAAGGGAGCGGACGATAGTTCAATTTATGAAATACCGCTATTGGAGGCGTAATGAAGAAAATCAAGAAACTATGGAATGACAATAAAGCACCGATCAAGTCATATTTAAGAGCAGTGCTGGCATCTGCCGTCACAATGGGACTGGCGTTAGCAGCCGACCTAGCACCACAATATGCAATTCTCATTGGAAGCATCGCTGCACCTTTAGCAAAATGGGCTGATAAAACCGAAAAGGAATTCGGCCTAACCAAGAAAAAATGAGTCCGGTTGAGTGGTCGGGATTTGTCGCCGGAATCGTTGCAGTCATTAGTTCATTCTTTGTTGGATTACGCTATTTGGTCAGAGGATGGCTTTGGACGCTCACTCCCAACTCGGGTTCATCTCTCGCTGATCGCCTTGCTCGTATCGAAACACGCCAAGACGAAATCCACAGATTGTTGATAAAGAAACGTAAAATTTAACTATGGCAACAAAGAAGCGTGCTAATAGAAAAATTAAACGCCGTCGCGTTAATAGAAAATCCACGCTGCCACTAACCAAATTAGATCAGCATTACATTGCTTTAAGGGAATGCTATCTATCTGCTCGACGTGCTGGATTTACCAGCGAAGAAGCATTTTGGTTATTAAATGAAATGGAGCGCACCGCTCCGAACTGGGTGGTGGGCGATGGCAACATCATACCGGTAATTGATCCAACAGAAGAGGATGAAGATTAAGCGATTTCGCTTCATTATTTATAGTGACCTTCAAATTCCATTTCATAACGAAGCAATTGTCAAAAACGTCATTCGTTTGGCAAGGCGTGAAAGATTCGACAAAGTTCTATGCGTTGGCGATGAAATGGATTTTCAAACAATTAGCCGGTGGGCTGAAAAAACTCCATTGGCTTATGAACAAACTTTGCATCGTGATCGCGAATTGGGTCGTGAAATTCTTTGGGATCTCACCGAGCATTCAAGCGAGGCTCACATTGTCCGCAGTAATCATACTGATCGCCTATATAACACTTTATTAAAAGTTCCAGGGCTGATTAATCTGCCTGAACTCCAATATGACAAATTTATGGGGTTTGATGAACTGGGTATTACATTCCACAAAAAGCCTTATGAGTTTCTAAAAGGCTGGTATTTGGCTCACGGCGACGAAGGTTCAATTAATCGAAATGCCGGAATGACTGCATTAAATTTGGCTAAAAAATGGGGCGTAAAAGGCGTTATCTCAGGACATACCCACAGGCTTGGCCTAATTGGGCATTCACAGGGCTTAGAAGGCCGTTTTAAGACACTTTGGGGCTTTGAGGTAGGAAATATGATGGACGCTAGAAAAGCGACCTATCTGAGGGCATTGTCGGCCGATTGGCAGGGTGGTATTGGAATCATCGAAGGACGTGGCAATAACGTCACTTGTATTCCTATCCCAATAAACCAAGATGGGTCGTTCTACGCGTTAGGCCGTCACTACTCCTAAAACGTTATCAAAACGTTATTAAATTATGACCGAGTGTCGTTGCAGGTTTTGTCGGTTTAACCAATACTTCATCCCAACGGATCAAAGTGATCCAAAGGGAGAAGAAAATGAGTTATGAATTCTTAGCATTTTTATGCTTAGGACTTGCACTGGTATTCGGTGCAATTTATGCATTTATGGTTATCTTCGAAGCCGGCTATGACGCTGGTTATCAATCAGGCAAACGCAATTTCAAACACGGACTTTATGGTGATAGCAATGTCATCAAAAACTAGCGATGAATTCTTCCAAGAAGTTTGCGAAATCCTCTATAAAAGAGCAGATGTATATTCGCATCCATACCCGAACCACAAGCGAATCGCTGAGTTGTGGTCTGCATATCTTGAATTTCCGATTACTGCGTTTCAGGCTAGTGTTATGCAGATCCTCGTTAAAATTAGCCGGCTTGTCGAAACGCCAGGTCATTACGATTCGTTGGTGGATATTGCCGGCTACGCAAGAGTAGCCAATATGATCGATGAGGTTATGAAAGGCGACAATGCCGATCGCGAGGAATTCTAATCGAAATCAATGGTGCGATTATTGCAAAATGCAATTCAGCACTAAAGCCATTAAAGGTCAGACGCCAGCCGATTGGGTAATTATTGGAGCAAAACGCGGCACGAAACGATACTTATGCCAGTCCTGCGTTCTACTATGTGAGGAGTGGAATGGTGAGAAATACACCATCGAGCGACAACTACAAGATGCGATAGGAGTTAAGGAAATAGATTATGGCGTTTAATTTGGAGGATTATGAAACAGTCGAAGAGCGACTTGAGAAATTTTGGAAAGATAACCCTAACGGGCGCATTGAAACAAAAATGGTCGAAATGGCTAACATACAAACGAATAGAGTGGTTTTTATGGCTAGCATTTATCGAGATAAGACTGATGAGTTTGCAACTGCGACTGGTTGGGCATCCGAAGTCCAGGCTGAAAAAGGCTTTAACAAATTTGCTATCGAAGTCTGCGAATCTTCGGCTCTCGGTCGTGCGTTGGCCAATTACGTCTATGCTAAAAGAGGATCACGTCCAAGCAGAATTGAAATGGAACGAGTCCAGCAATCTGAGCAACGTAGTGAACCTGCGCCAGTTTCGAATGAGCAAGGAGTTTGGTCAGTCGGGGAAGTCGCCAAAGAACTTGGGGCAACACTGATCCACGAAACTTTTGAATGCCGTCACGGAGCAATGGTGAACAAAGTTGGCACTGCCAAAACCGGTAAGCCGTTTAATGGTTGGGTTTGTATAGAAAAAAACAAATCAAATCAATGTCCGGCTATATGGGGAAGGTTAGGCAATAACGGTCAATGGGTATTCGCAAAAGAGAACTCGAACGATTATTTATGACAAAACTGGGCTATGACGACCGCTTCGGTGGCAAAGTGGAGGTTTGCGATTTATGCAATGATCCACGAATTATCATCGAAGACGGCGTTAAAACTTGCGCTGCTTGCCACTGCGTGAATGAAATTGAATTGCATCCAAAATCTGATGCCTAAATACGATTATGCGTGTTTTCAGTGTGATACACAATTTGAATACGAATTATCAATAAATCACATTAAACCATTTTGTGATAATTGTGGTTATGTAATGATTCAAGTTTATTCTGCTCCTGGCATAGTGTTCAAAGGCAGCGGATTCTACAAAAACGACAATAAATGAGCGAGCATAAAATCTTCAAATGCTCAACGTGTCAAAAGTTAAGAGCGTTTGAAATACACGAAACATATGAAGATGTTAATAAAGTGGTTGCAGAATGTATGGGTTGTTATCGAACTGGAATCAAACCATTGGAAGAGGAAGTGATGACAGATAAAGACATAATCAGATGCGCCAAATGCGGTGCTTATCGAATCCAAGGCCAAAAATGCACTACCTGCCAATACGTTGAAACTGGGACTGGAATTCCATTTATTAAAATGGGTGGTTGGTAAAAATGCCGTCTGACCTGGCCTTTTGTAAAGATGACTTGACACGCGTGCTAAACTTAGCGCCAAGCGAGGCGCCTCGAAGGCGCAAACGCGGCCGCCGTAGGCGAGTTGGCCGCGAGTTCGCGTGGCTAGTTTGCGGGATACCTCTATTCATTGCATTAGGCCTTAGAGGGGAGGCTGCTGAAGCAGCCGTCACCAAAGACCAAATAAAGATTTATGCGTATTATCAATTCAAAGAATTAAAACAATATCGTTGTTACCATAATTTGATTTCTAAAGAATCTAGTTGGAATTACAAAGCACGTAATGGATCTCATTATGGATTAGCACAGATGAGAAATAAGTTGATGAAATACAAAAGCCCATTTCAACAAATAGATTATTCATTGAAATACATAAAGCACAGATATGGGATTACTGCGATTGGTGATGCTGATGCGTGTATGGCTTGGTCATACTTTCAGATTAAAGGATGGCATTGATGACTAAGCGTGGTGTTGGCACTAGATATTGGCGCAAGGCTAGAGAACGAATACTTCGAAGAGATCAATTCATTTGCTTCTACTGCGGACAAGAAGCAGACACAGTTGATCACGTAATACCAAGAAGATTACAGGGCACTGATAGCGATGACAATCTCGTTGCTGCGTGCCGTAGATGCAATTTCAGTAAGGGTGGGCGGTTTTTTGCCACGCGACGGACACCACCGACCCCCATCGTTTCTTCTAACCCCGAAAAAGGCTCAATCAGCCACTACACGCTCGAATAATGAATGACCTACCTAAATCTGCATTAACCTTGCGTTATCCGCTCCCATCGGGATTAGGAGGTGTTCAGAAGCCAAGAATTCACACTCCATTGAATGATTTGCCGTCAAAAGGCGATGACATTATTAAATTTTCAGAAGAATTAGGTTTGCCTTTAATGGAATGGCAAAAGTTTGTGGCTATTCACGGGCATAAAGTTAAAGAAGATGGGCGCTGGTATCACAGCGAAGCCGGATTAGTAATCGCTAGACAAAACGGAAAATCTACCTTTATGATGCTCCGCATCCTTACTGGATTATTTGTTTGGGGTGAATCACTGCAACTTGGTGCGGCGCATAGATTAACTACTTCTCTTGAAACATTCAGGCAGATAGTTGGTTTGATCGAGGGGAACGATCGACTGGCGAAAGAAGTTAAGAAAATACGCTGGCAACACGGAGCGGAAGAAATAGAGTTATTTGGAAACCGACGATTCGTCGTTAAGGCTTCAAATAACGCTGCGAGAGGTATCTCTAAACCGGAAACAATCCATTTGGATGAATTACGAGAATACAAAGACGAGGATGCTTGGGCATCAATGCGTTATACGATGATGTCTAGCAGTAATCCGCAAGTTTGGATTTATTCAAATGCTGGTGATCAGCATTCGGTGATTCTAAACAAACTTCGGGAACGAGCATTAAGCGCAACTGCCGGAACTGAAGATAAGATAGGTTGGTTTGAGTGGAGTGCTGAACCTGAAGTTCCCATTTTGGGGAAGGATGGCGAACCGAATTGGCCAGCATTCTCTCAAGCCAATCCATCTTTGGGATACACAATTCATCCGGATAACTTGAAAGCGGTTATTAATGATCCACCGGATATCGTCAGAACAGAAGTTTTGTGCCAGTGGGTTGATACGATTCACGCAGCCATCGATGCTCAAAAATGGCATTTATGCGGTGGCGACGAAATTAAGTTGGATACGGATAAAGAAACTTGGTTTGGATTAGATTTAAGTCCAGATAGAAAATTTGCTGCTTTAGTTGCCGCTCAAAAATTGAGCAATGATAAATTCAATGTTGTTTTATTGCATACCTGGCAAGATTCAATTTCAGTTGATGACAAAGCAATCGCTAATGACATTGCGCCTTATGTCCGTAAATTTCCAGTTCAAACAGTCGCCTATTCAAAACGCACTGCCAGCGCAGTTGCATCAAGATTAATGCCGGCTGGTATTCCCATAACTGATATGGATGGTGCTATTTATGCTGAAGCGTGTGATCGTATGCTTGGAGCAATTGTGTCCGGTCGATTACATCATAATCGCAATGAAGAACTGACAAAACAAATGTTATCGGCTGCAAAATTAACTTTTGGCGATGGTGGTTGGATTATTGGACGTCGGGCAAGCCAGGTAGCCGTTTGCGCGTGCGTTGCTACTAGCCTGGTTTCATATTTTGCGACACAACCTGAAACGGATGTCGATATTCTCGTCCGTTGAGATAATTTATCTCACTATTTGGTATAATTACACCAATGGGATTATTCGATCGTTTTACAAATCAAAAACCAATTTCCGGAACTGATGTTTCGGCATCTTTAGCGCCTTTTACAATTTCCGAAGCAATCTACGCCTCGACTAATACTGGAGCAACTGCAACCCGAGTCCAAGCAATGGGAATTCCTACTATTGCACGCGCTAGGAATTTGATTTGCTCCTCGGTTGCCAGTTTGCCTATTGAGCAATACAACAAATTTACTGGCGCACACGAAGAGCCAAATCGCGTAATTAATCAACCTGACCCAAGAGTTCCAGGATCATACATTTATGCTTATGTGGCAGAAGATTTATTATTTTATGGCGTTAGTTATGGACAAGTTCTAGACGCATATTCAAGTTCAGATGGCTCACGCGTTCGTGCTTGGACAAGAATTGATCCAACAAGAGTTGCACCGATATTAAATAATTTACAAACTGAAATAGTTGGCTATCGAGTTGATGGCGCAGTTGTTCCAACTTCCGGAATCGGCAGTTTAGTCGTATTTAACGGAATGGATGAAGGTTTATTAAATCGCGCCGGTAGAACTATTCGTGCAGCGCTTGAATTAGAACGAGCAGCCGAACTTTACGCAAAAGAGCCAACTCCAACTATGGTTTTAAAATCAAGTGGAACTAATTTAACTCCGGAACGGATTACAAAATTATTAGAATCTTGGAAAGTTGCTAGATCATCACGCGCAACGGCATTTCTAAATGCTGATGTTGAATTACAAGCATTAGGGTTTGATCCAAAGTCATTGCAATTGGCAGAAGCACGTCAATATGTTGCTTTAGAACTCGCACGCGCTTGCGGCATAAGTGCTTATTTCGTATCTGCTGAAATGACTTCGATGACTTACAGCAATTCAATTAATGAACGGCGTGCGCTTGTAGATTTCACATTAAAACCAATTTTGGTGAGTATAGAAAAAAGACTTTCTATGCCGGACTTCGTGCCATCAACCACAACTGAAGTTAGATTTGATTTGGACGATTTCTTGCGTGGAAACCCATTAG